ACTGCATCTACTTTAGTAGAAGTTGATAAAAGAACTGCTATTACAGAAGTAAAAGTAAAAGAGAATAACGACATGATAAAGCCATTATGGAAAGACTTTATTAGGAGAAACAGAGATGACTATGTTCAGAAGCTCGATGAAGAAACAAATTACAAAGTCCGTATCAAGTGGAAGTAAGAGAAAGCCAAGAAGAAAAAAGAAAAATATTAAAAGGAAGACCTATTAAATATTGTCCCGACTGTGGAAGAAAAAAATGGTCTTGTAGATGTTACAAAGAGGAGAAGTTAAATGCCCAAAGACGCATGTTATCACAAAGTAAAAGCAAGGTTTAAAGTTTTTCCAAGTGCTTATGCTGGAGGTGCTATTGCAAAATGCCGTAAGGTAGGTGCTGCAAATTACGGAAAATCAAAAAAGAAAAAAGATGGTGGTCTTATGGCAGCCATAAAGAAAGTTAAAAGCGAAACTATGTCTGCTAGAGATGGTAAAGCAGTAAGAATGACAAAAAGAAAATCAAAAAACCCAAATATTGCAAGGGGTTGTGGCATAGTCTTAAACGAGAAACGTAAAGTTACAAAGTATAGATAATGGCAGTTAGAAAGACAAAAGCTGGACTAGCTCTTAAACGATGGTTTAAAGAAGACTGGAAAGATGTCAAAACGGGCAAGGCTTGTGGTCGTCAAAAAGGAGAAAAGAGAGGCACTCCATATTGTAGACCAAGTAAAAGAATTAGTTCTAAAACACCAAAAACTACATCAGAGATGACAACTAAAGAAAAAAGAAGTAGGATTAATCAGAAAAATAGATTAGGTCAACCAGCAGGTGCACCTAGAAGAGTTAAGTCGTTAAGAAGGAAGAAGAAATAATGGCAACTTCGAACTCAAGAGATTTTGACTTAGACGTAGGAGAACTTATTGAAGAGGCATATGAAAGATGTGGCTTAGAGATGAGAACTGGCTACGATGCTAGAACTGCTAGGCGTTCATTGAATCTTATGTTTGCTGACTGGGCAAACAGAGGACTTAACTTATGGACAGTAAAGCAAGAAACTGTGTCAGTTGTTTCTGGTACTGCTACTTACACATTAGACGCTACTTATGTAGATTTACTAGAAGTTGTTCTAAGAAATAGCAGTAATACTGATTTCACTCTAACACAGATGAGCCGTAACGAATATCTAACTATTCCAAATAAAACAGCTACGGGTCAACCAAGTCAATATTTCTTTGATCGACAGACAATACCTACAATCACATTGTGGTCCACACCAAATGCCTCTTTCACTCTTGTTTATTATTATGTAAGACGTATTCAAGATGCAGATGCTTTGGTCAACACAACAGATGCTCCTTTTAGATTCCTACCTTGCATGGCAGCAGGCCTTGCTTATTACATAGCAATTAAGAGAGCACCAGATAGAATACAGATATTAAAAACTATTTACGAAGAAGAGTTTCAAAGAGCCGCAGCCGAGGATGCAAGTAGCACTCCTTTAAAACTAACGCCTAATATGTCTTATTTGAGCTTCTAATGGCTAGATATGCAAGTGGTAAAAAAGCATGGGGATATTCAGATAGATCTGGATTTCGTTATCGTTTGCGTGAAATGAGAAAAGAATGGAATGGTTTGAAAGTGGGTCCAGATGAATACGAAGCCAAGCACCCACAATTAGAACCTAATTACCCAGGCCCAGACCCTACAGCATTGTTTGAGCCGAGAACAGATCAAAGGACTGAAGTAGTTGTAGAAAACTTGTTAATATTAAATCCATTTTTATCTGGAAGTGCGAGTAGTGATACAATAACAGTCATAGAACCGTCACATGGTAGATCAACTAGTGACACTGTAAGATTCAGAGATGCAGTTGGCTTTGATGGTTTTACAGCAACTGTTTTGAATAATTCATCTGGTTATGGTATAACAAAAGTTAATGATGATACATATACATTTACTGCTAGTAGTGGAACTGCTACAACTGGAGAATTAAGAGGTGGCGGTGGTTCTGTTACTGCGGGACCTGCAACATTGGGGACTTAAATGAGTTTTACAAAAGCAACATTAACAACAGCAATACAAGATTATACAGATAATAGTGAAACGACTTTTGTTAATAACATACCTAATTTTGTAAAGGCAGCCGAAGAAAAAATATTTAAGAGTGTTGATTTAGATTATTTTAGAAAAAATGTAACTTCAGCCATGACTTCGAGTGATCCTTTTTTATCTACTCCAACAGATTATTTGTCTTCTTTTTCTTTACAGATTACAACAGTTGGTTCAGAGAGTTTCTTGTTACAAAAAGATGTTAACTTTATTAGAGAATACACACCAGCATCTACTACAACAGGCTTACCAAAATATTACGCATTGTTTGATAATAGAACTGATTCTAATGCACAAGTTAGTAATTTTATTTTAGCTCCTACTCCAGATGCAAATTATACTGTAGAACTACATTATTATTACAGACCCACTAGCATAACAGCAGGTTCAGATAGTACTATTACTTGGATTAGCACAAATGCACCTTTTGCCTTGCTTTACGGATCTCTTGTTGAGGCTTATACTTTTATGAAAGGTGAGCCAGATGTGATACAAAACTACAATGGTTTGTATGGACAATATCTAGAAAGATTAAAAGATTTCGGAGAAGCAAGAGAAAATACAGATGCAAACAGAGTTGGTCTACCCTCAAGACCGAGAACATAGGAGAATATAATGGCAACCTCAAATGCAGCAACCAATTATCTAGAGAGAAGAATATTAAATTTTATATTCAAGAATAATGCTCTAAGTTTTGCTAGTCCAGGAGATAGTATTTATGTAGGACTTGCAACGGCAGTAAGTGCAGCCGAAACTGGATCATTTACAGAAGCAAACTTTACAAACTATGCAAGACAACAAGTAACAGCAGCAAATTGGACAACAATAGGTGCAGATTCAACAGACACACAAACTGCAACTAATGCAGCAAACATCGAGTTTCCAGCATCAGGTGGAACAAACAATACAATAACACATGTGGTTGTTGCTGATGCTTCAAGCAGTGGTAATATATTATTTGTAGGCGAATTAGATGCTAGTAAAGTTATAGCGTCTGGAGATATATTTAGAATTAATGCAGGAAATCTTACAATAGAGTTAAAATAATGGCATTAACAATATCAGATAGAATTAAGGAAACGACTACCACCACTGGTACAGGAACATATACTTTAGGTGGTGCAGTTACTGGTTTTGAAACTTTCACTGTTAATCTTAGTAACTCTGATACTACATATTATTGTTGCACAGATAACACTGACTTTGAAGTTGGTTTGGGTACGTTTACATCTTCTGGTACTACATTAGCTAGAACCACCATACTAGCTAGTTCTAATTCTAACAATGCGGTTAGTTGGAGTTCTGGTACAAGAACTATATTTTGTACTATACCAGCAGTTAAATCTGTAATTCTTGATGCAAGTGGTAATGCAACATTAGGTGCTGATTTAACAGTTACAGGTGACTTAACAGTAACTGGCGATGATATTACTATGGGAACTAATACGTCTGGTCATGTATTGGTTGCAGATGGAACAAATTACAATCCTGTTGCAATAAGCGGAGATGTAACTATTGCATCAAATGGTGCGGTTACGATTGCCGCTGGAGCAGTAGAAAATTCTATGTTGGCAGATGATGCCGTAGGTGCAGACGAACTAGCAGCTAATGCAGTTGTTACCGCTTCAATTGTAGACGACAATGTGACTCAAGCTAAAATAGCAGATGATGCTGTAGGTGCTGATCAGCTGGCATCAAATGCGGTTGTAACAGCATCTATAGTGAATGATAATGTAACCCAAGCCAAAATTGCGGATGACGCAGTTGGAGCGGATCAGTTAGCTTCAAGTGCAGTCGTTACTGCCTCTATTGTTGATGCAAATGTAACTTTAGCTAAGATAGCTAATCAAGCTGCAAACACAGTTTTGGTAAGAGATGCTAATAGTTCTGGTGTTGTTTCTGCAAAAGCAGTTACAGACACACAAATATTAATAGGTGACGGAACTGGATTTACTGCCGCTGCACTATCTGGTGATGTAACAATGACAAATGCTGGAGCCGTTACAATAGCTAATGGTGCAGTTGAGAACGCAATGTTAGCTGATGATGCAGTAGGAGCAGATGAGTTGGCTGCCAATGCAGTAGTAAATGCAAGTGTAGCCTCTGGAGCTGCAATAGCATTTAGTAAGATGGCAGATTTAACGGCATCAAGAGCATTGGTGTCTGATGGTAGTGGAGATGTGTCAGTAAGTGCTGTAACTTCTACTGAAATAGGATATTTAGATGGAGTAACATCTGCAATACAAACACAAATTGATACTAAAGCTAGTAAAGGTTTTGCTACAGCTATGGCAATTGCCCTTTGAAGGAGTAAATTATGGCACAAGATTTTGAGCGAAATACAGCAAATGCAGTCGGAACAAGTGCATCAACATTACGAACTGCAAACTCAGATGATGCTATAGTTGGTATTACAGTTGCTAATGTTCACACTGCACAGATAACAGTAGAAGTTTATATTAACGATGGCAGTAATGACATACATATAGTTAAAGATGCACCAATACCAGTTGGAGGTAGTTTGCAAATACTAGATGGTGGTGCAAAGATTGTTATGGTTTCAGGTGACGCTTTAAAAGTAAAAAGCAGTGTGGCAAGTTCAGCCGATGTTTGGGTGTCTGCCGTTGATGCTATAAGTACATAGGAGTATAAATGCCTTATATTGGAAACACATCACCAGATAGATTTGTTACACCCAGAGCAGCCTCTGTTTATTCTGGTGATGGATCAACTGTTGCTTTTACATTAGAAGCTGGTGTAGGAAGTGATGAAGATATACTTGTAT